GATACATAAGGTGCTGATTCTCCAGAAACACTAATAGTTGTAATATAAAAATCATCCCAATCTACAGAAGAATAGTCTGTTGTAATACTAGAACTATCTGCTTTTAAAAGATACCATCTAGTTCCTGATACAGAAGCTACAGTTACATTACCATAAAAAGGGTCTGTACTACCACTAGTAGAAGCAGCAAAAAAAGGTAGTTGAGGTTCTTCATTTGCTATATCATTCAATGATCTATTAATTGATTCTTGTACAAAGGCTTGAATCCCTGCTGCACTAGAAAAATTAGAAGATGTTAATTGAACTTCATTAAGCTCCCGTAAAACCTCATTTGTTAATGTAAGATATGTAGTAGCCATTAGTCTGATTCTTTACTATCAGTTACACCTTGTTTTTCATCTGAGTCACGATTTTGTTTATCTTCAGAATTGTCGTAATAACCTTCCATTTCTGTAATATCTGGATAATTTACAACACTACCATATTTTAATTCAGGCATTATTTTCTCCTACCTTTACTTTGTTTTTAAATATTCTGTCATAATTGTTTTTATAGTTTTCCATATTACTTCCAGAATATTGCCTCCCTAAAAGTCCTAAAGTACGGGTACTCTTCCCCTTATGGTTCATTACAATAGGATTTTTATCACTTCCTAACTGTGGCATCTAACTAGCTCTTTGCTTAATCAGGCAATACGCCAAGATGCAAAAATTCAGCCAAGAAGGTAACTGTTGTTGCAGCCGTTGCAAGATCAGCCCCAATCGGAGTGAGTCGAGCATACAAAGTTCTAGCTGAAGCCGAATACAATGTAGCAGCGATAACGATTGCTTCTGAAGTTGCAGGACCACCTACGACACCTGCCGTAACACTGGTACTAACAAACGCATTAGCTCCATGACCATGTGAATCTTGAATAAGATACAAAGGTGCATTAGCTGTCCAAGTAACTGCTGAACCACCATCATCTAGAATAGCTTCAGTTGCAATAATTTGAGTTCCACCAGAAGAAGTTCCTAGTGAAAAGTCAAGATCATTACCACTACTACCACCTGTAACAATGTTACCTGCTGGAATAGCAATCAGATTACGAAGAATCGTATCTGCTGGTTGCGTAAAACTAACATCAGTATTAGTATCGTCTGTAACTGCAATAGTACCTGTCGTTGTCGATGTCCAAGAAGTGACTACATTGTCAGCGAGATCACGAACATCTCCTGTTCTAGCCGAGTTTCGGCCTGTGTCTCTTATTTCAATAACTGGACTTGCCATAATTTTTCTCCATTATTTAATTATTAAGTTAAAGAAAAGGGAGCCTTTGAAGACTCCCTAATCTGATTAGTCAATACCGTAAAACGCAGAAACGAGTGCGCTAGACTGTAGTACTTTAGCCCCATAAACATGGAGTCCTCGTACAATGTCTCCAAACGAATCTGGATCACGTAAGACTTCTGTGCTAGTAATAGTCTGTGCAGTAGCCGTAGAAGACATATGACCAGCAATACATTTGCCAGCAGCATTAGATGTGCTTGCAATGTTATTAGACTTGTACATACTAAATCCACGAATTTTGCCAGAAGTTACTAGACCATTCCTGATCGAACCTTGACCAGCGTTGTAATCTGATGATAGCAGTTTTGATGCTGTACCAGCAAGAACCTCATAGAAATCAGGCGCAGCTACGAACCAACGCCCCTCTTCAGGAATATTTGAATCGTCTAGAAGACGAGCCATACGTCCTAAAACATCTAGAGGATCATGCTCTGATCCAGCGAAACCGATATCTAGATTACCTGTACCGTCAAATGTACCAGCAGCAAGGTCAGTTGCATTGTCCGAACCTAAAATATGGTTTGGACTAGAAGCTGACACTCCACTAAACATAGCAGCAATAACGCCCTCATCGAAAGCATCTTTAAGAGCATACGCTGCTGAAGATGAGGCTACTTCCCGCCAGTTCACATGGGACATATTACTTTCAATGTCATCCACTTTGAACTTAAAGGCGTTAGCCGTATCGACAACAAGCGTCAACTCTTGGTCAGTTAGCTTTGTCTGAGTTACGTCTGCACCACGTTCATACTGATACACAGTAATCTCAGGCTCTTTAATAATCTTTACTGAATCTCCGAAGTTGGCAATTTCACCCGAATAATCGGTATTTGTAATCGCTTCCGCAACCGAAGCCTTCCTAAAGAAGTTGAGAACCTTTTTAGAGTAGACTGCCGGAAGGAAAAACGAATTATTTTGCCCACTTGCGGAGTTAGCAAAGTTGGCATCAGTATCTGTGCTAGGCTCAAAATACTGATCAGATTGATTATATGCCATTTGATTTCCTCCTTAAAGTAAGTTAATTATTGTTTTACTACTCTGCCTTCCGAAATTGCTTGATTAATTTCATCTTCAAATCTATCAAATTCTTCCATAGACATAGCAGCTATTTCCCTTTCTGTCCAAATTTTATCCTGTCGAGGATCTACTGTAGTTGTTTTAGTAGATACCATATCGGCAGCAGTTTTTTTGGACTGTCTAGAAGATGACTTTTTAACTTTCTTAGAAGCACCTATTCCCTTATCCTTTTTAAATAAATCTAAAGCTCTACTAGCAAGATCAGCATCACCAGCATTATTATAAATCCACGTTTGGATAGAATCAGGTTGTGATTTTGCCCACGAATGAAAATCATCACTATTTCTTATATCATCAAAATCAGGGTGATTATCCCTTAATCTTTTTTCTGCATCTTTTCGTACTAGCTCTGTTTCTCTGTCTTGGAGGGCTGAAAGACGTTCTTCTAGAACTTTTGCCTTTTCCTCACTTTGCATATGAGCCACAGTTTCTACTACTTCAAAAATATCAGGATGCTTAGATTTAAATTGTTCAAGTTCTTCTACAGTTTTAGGAGCTTTATAAGAAGCTTTATTTTTAGTAGCTTCTTCTATAAGTTCCTGTTCTCTAGCCTTAAACTCATTAAGTTTTCTATCATAGTGAGATTTTAAATCATCGTAACGCTTTTTATAATTAGGACGCTTATAAGGTTTATCCTTTTTAGCTTCCTTTGCTTCTGGCTTATCCTCTGTTGAGTTTATTTCCTGCTCGGCAGGATCTGCAAAATAAGGATTATCAGCAGATATAAACTCCTTTTCTTTCACGTTATGCCAAGATTTCTTTTGATTATACGGGTTTGCTTGTTCCTCTCTTTCAGTTATTTCAGTCATTTTCTATTCTCCTACTCAGGGCTTTCTTAACAAAGGTGGCTGCTTAAAGGCCAACATAAGCAGGGCTTGTTTTGTAAAGGTAGCCTTTCGGGTTTATTAAAGTTGATAAAGTGCCTATAAATAGGGTAGCTTTATCCCATTTGCATACGAGGATTTACTCCCATCATACCTTTCTTGATTTCATCATTTTCATCTTCAAGGTCTTCACGGATTATTCCTCCTGCTTTTGCCATTTGTCGTTGATCTGCTTTATCTTCTGCATCTTTCATCATAGCTTCTAAGTTATCAGAACCTATTTCGTCAGTTGCTTTTGCAGTAACAACAAATTCTCCATCAGATAACCTTGCGGGTATCGAATCGGAGACTGCGGAACCCGGTCCTTCAACTGGACCAGATCCTGCAAATTCTGTAGCTGTATTCATTAGCTTATCAAAAATTATACTTAATTGAGGGTCAGCTTCTAATTTATCCATTAAGTATACTTCTTCTTTATCATCAAGTGATTCAGATATTACAAAATCTAAATAGTTATCTTCCATCTGTTCATCAGGAACCATAGGTTCTTCGGGAACCATAGGTTCTTCGGGAACCATAGGCTGTTCCATAGGAGCTTCTCCTAGTAAACCACCTTCTTGTTTTGGTTCTCGTTCAGCAGCCTCTTCTTGTAGCTGCCTAAGAATTTCGACCCTTCTAAGTATTTCTTCTTTCATTTCTTCTGAAGAAGAAAAAGGAAGATCTATATTTTCTCTTGAAGCTGCATTGTCAATATTAACCCATGCTGAGTTTATTCGTTTATCAAAAGGACTTATACTATCTCTAAAAGGTCTTAATAATCCCCTAGCTTCTTGAGTATATGAAGGATTATTCATAATCATTTTAGCTTCTTTATCCATTAAATTATTAATATCTGTTAAAAGATTTTCTTTTATTCTTCTTTCTTCAGCAATAATATCTCCAGTAACACCTGTAGGCATGGCATCTAAATCTTCAAATTCTATAGGGTCATAATCTCTTAGACCCGGATAATCACTAGCAGGTCTAGGTACAGGTACTTCACTACCTTCTTGATATTGTTGTCTGTCAGACTTTAGAAGACCTCCTCCAGCTTTCTTTTCTTTTTCTTCCATAGTTACAGGAGCGACAGCTACTAATAATCCGGTAGTTTCTTTTTTCTTTTTAGCCACAATAATTATCCTTGTTCATCTTTTCTAGACAGGGCTTCCTTCACCTGTCCCTCCAGTTGCTCTAGGTGTACCAGAGAATTGAGTCTCCCCTGCAAGCGGAACATTTCCAATTCCGATGTTGCCCCCGCCAGTGCCTGTAACTCCAAGTTCTTGCGGTTGTTGAGGTGTTCCTTGAACGCCTCCCATAGCTCCCGGTTGCCCACCAGCAAGTTCAGCTTCCGGGCCAGTTGTTTGTCCAGCATTTTGCATTCCTATAATTTGAGCCATAATAGCAGCTTCATCAGGATCATTTAAAACTTCATCAGGATCAAGATCTAGGCTATAGGCTAGTTCACTAATTAATTTAGAAATCTTTACAAACGGTGCAATGGCAGGACTTTGTGCAGTTTGTAAGAACATAGTCAATCTTTGACTACGAACTTCTTTCTGCATTAAACTATTTGTACCAGTAGCTTTAACTTCTAAATCCCCTACTACATCTAAGTCTCCTTCAAAGAATTGCATATTCCATTGAAAATACGATTCTCCTAAAGGACGTAGTAAAAAATCATCTAAGTTTTTAACAACAGTTTTTATATTTAAACTAGCAGCACCTAGTAGCATTGACATACCAGATGCTGTTCTTGTCATACTTTGTACGCCAGTTTGACCATGACTATAACTTGGAAGACCTGTTTGTTCATCTGCAAGCTGTCTGAATCTATCAAACATCATCATGTTCTCAGGGGCTGTATTTGGAAACTTTAATCCATAAATAGATTGTCCCGGCATTCCAGCTTGTCTCCTGAAGATTTTGCCGGGATAAACTTCCATTGTCTGCCCACCAACTAACGCAGACTCATCTACATCAAAAACTAATGAGCCAGCTAATGCCAGATTATCAATAGCCATTCGTGCATGACCATTCATAATCTGTTGGGAATCATCCATATTTTCAGCTACTCCTATTCCAAAGAAATTATATGGATTTTTCTCATAAGGAAAAGCATGATACGGAATACGAGATGGAGTAAAAGGATTTATGACAGCCCTTAGTAGCATATTGCCACAAACCCAAGCATTTATCTGTACCTCATCTAAATCATCTATATCCTCGTCTAGCTCTATGCCAACTTCTCTCGCATACTCTGCATCCATGATTCCCCAATACTCAAGGACTTCAAAGCTAGAAGCTCCTGCTTCATCTGCGCTAGACATATGATCTTTTAATTGATCTTCAAAACCTTTTTCAATATAGTTAGGTCCGTCTTGTAAGCAAATCCTAATTGCATCTATATCAAAATAAGGCATATTTCGTAGTTGTCTTAGTTGACTACGATTCATTTTATGTCGATGAATAACATACTCACATTCATCAATATTCGTAGCTTGTGGATCAGGATAGAAATCCCAACAACTAACAAACTCTATTCTTGGTACACGGACCTCTAAGGGTTCGTAAACCCTGTTATTTTCTTCGTCTAAAGACCACTTGTTTAATTTTTTATTAAAGTTAAATGGACCTTTGATAATTCCTGTACCAAGTAAAGAAGATTCTAATAATGCATTACGTATTTCAGAAGATCCTTTAGATTCTTCTATTTGATCATGGATTAGTTTTTCCATTGATCGGGCTGCTTTTTGAGCAGGAGATAACTCTAACGCTTGAGGATTAGGACTTAATCCCTCAGAAAGAACTCCTGCTTCATCAGCTACTTCTACTACAGAGTCTGCTGACTCTCCTAAACCATGTGTAGTTCCCGGTGCAAAAACTCTTCCATCACCATCATAGCCTACATCATATGGATTAACAACTTCATCTTCTAACCTATTACCAATATTATCTGGCATTTCAATATCAGGATTAGGATTTTGTACATCTAAGTGTGCGTTCTTTCGTTCTCCTTCAGGAATCTTTGTTTCAGAAATTCCTATCGGAAATGTACCAGTTCCAAAAATAACATCAACTAATTGACCAAAAGCTGCTAAGACTTTTGTTTTAGTTATCTTAACAAAGACTCTTGATTTTTCAGAATCTCTAAACCTAACGGATCTTTTGTAGATACCTCTATAATTGGTATAAGATGATAACCATCTTTTTTCTGAAGAGTCTCTTGCTTCTTCAGCAGCAGCAAATCTAGAATTAATAATACCAACAAGATTAATTCGTTGATTATCTTTTAAGTTTAAATTTTTACCTACTTCACC